AGAAGTGATAGCAGATTTGATAATCGTGCCATCATTGATGATCTCAACAACATCGCCATTGAAAATACCAGTGTTGTAGCCAGAAGCAATCCGGTACTGGCGAGTCGCACCCGCGAAGGGTGTACCACCGTACAGATTGATCGGCTTCAAACCATAAGGTTTGTCTACCGTTGGATAAGCCATTTTTGACTCCTAAAAAATCAAGAACCAGAACCGAAAGTGACTTTCGACTTCTTATCGGCGAATAACGCCATATTAGATCGAGCGTCCCTTTCACGAAGGAAATTGTTGTCCACCGAATCCATTTGCTGTTTGTTCTTTTCTTCAAAGTGCTTGGCACGTTGTTCCATGAACTCAGCAGGGATGCGACAAAGCAACAAACCGCCTATTTCGATACCGCCTTTGAAGCGGCCCTCGATGGCAGCGTGCATCATTAGCTCAGGATATTCCTCTGCTTTGCAGGGTTCGTATCCTTCGCGCAACTTCGATGAAATGTTGCTGGGGTCTGCTGTTCCCAGCGTACTTAACCTGATATAGCGGTGTTTCCAGCCGGGTCTATCCTCTGGCATTGGGAGTGCCTCTGGGGCGCTCCATGAAGTTGGACGGAACGATGTGGCGCGGGTTTTGATTTCGCGCGGCTCTCTGTTTTGTTTGACTTCATCCATGATTAAGCATTCCTTTTTAAGTTGGCAACCTGTTTCGCATATTCTTCAATGGGAACCCCAAGCCTGCGAGCTATCGCGGCTTCTGATGCCTTAAGTCGAATGCGATTGGGTGGTGTGCTTCGCGAAGCCGGAGCTACGGGAGAAGCAATTTTTGTTGCACGGCGGGTCGGTCTATCGTCCTCGTCCGGAGTCTGACTTTGATAAGAGGTGTCATCATCCTCATGGCTCTGATCATCTTGGAAATGCTCAGGAAAACGTTTGCGCATCGTTTTATCGATGGTACGGAAATACTCTTCAGTTCCCGCATAGCCCTCACCATATTGACTTTTCAACTTTTTGTCAAGTCCCATCGCAGCCATTGTCATTTCTTCGTCAACGCCAAACCAGTCTGAGTTTTCGCTGACCCACTTCTGCGTACGAGGTGTGACCTTGGCTTCTGTGCGGGGCGGTGGTGTGTCTGGCTCTTCGATTGGGCGCATTTGTTCTGCGCGGTCAATCTTGAGGGTTGCTTTGGTGATTTGCATTTGAGCTTCTGCCACGCCATCGGCGTCGCCTGACTCGTATGCTTCCTTGTATCTTTTCTTGGCTGCGTCCAGTTCCATCTGCGCAGTGGATTTGTTCTGCTCGATGAAGACTTCGCTGCCGGTCTTGAGTTGGCCTTTTAAGCGTTGGTTTTCCTCGTAGACCTGCTTGGCAAAAGTTTCTGCCGCCTCGCGCTCCCGCAGTGCAGCCTCTTTGGCCCGGCGTTCGTCGTGGTAGCCCTTGGAGAACTTCTTGATCCTTGACTGAACCCTCTCGTCATAGGAAGAAAGCTCTTCGTCGGTTGGGTCTTCCACCTTGTCTTTCATCGGCTTTTTGCCGCGATCTGCTTCAGGTGTGTCGTCCTCTAACTCGATCTCGAAGTTGTCGTCCTCGACCGCCACGTCATCTTTTTCGTGGGGGAACTTGTATTCTTCTTCAATCCGTTGTGTTGCCATGTTTTCTCCTTATGCAGCGCGGGTGATTCCACGCGGATCTTCCACAACCGCTTCGACAGAGTCATCGTTGATGATCCTGAATTCGCGACCGTGAATCTTCAGGCGAGTTCCTGAATTGGGGCGGACGATGACAAAGTCACCTTCCTTGCAGGATGGGCCGCTTGGGAAGCGGGTGGCATCCTTGTAGGCATCGGGGCCAAGCTTTATCACGAACAGCACTGGGGTCAGCACCTCTTCGTAATGCATGGTTTTGTCGGCCTTGATGAGGCCAACTTCACTGTCCGCATACTCTTCCATCGCTTCTGGTACAACGCACAAAAGGCGGAATGTTTTGGGATCAGGCAACTGCTTGGCTTTCTCTTCGGCAGTCTTGTTCAGAATGCCAGACAGATCAACGGCAGCGACATCAAATTCACTCATCAGCTTTCTCCAGTTTTTGCACAAAGTCTTGGATGATGTTTTCTGCGTAGTTCAGACCTTGGACAACTCCGCATACTCTTCGATACTCCTCAAGAGATTCGCACCGGCCCGCCGCCACGTAAGCTTCTCGCTCTTGTTTCAGCTTGCCGATCTCTTTCAGAGACATTGATACCAGTGTGTAATCGTTCAATTACGCTCCTTTTTTAGGGTTGGGCGGTTTTGCCCGTTGCTGCGCAGCAAGTTGTGCGCGGTGTTTGGCGACATCCACCCCAAGGCGAGCGCCGTCCAATTCCATTTGTTTGTTTAAACGATCCCTGTTTGCAGCCGCTGTTGCCCCAACCTGCATGGCGGCAATCTCCATCTGCGCGGCGATACGGGCTTCTTCCACCCGAATTTGATCTGCCTTTGCCGCAGCGTCCATTGCTTGTTTTTGCTGCTTTAGTTTTAAGTCCTCCATCTTGATCTGGAGTTCTTGCATCTGCATTTGGACGATTGGGTCTTGCATTTGCTGCTGGGCTTGTTGTTGTTGGGCCTCTTGGCTGTTTTGTGTAAACAGTTGTTGGGCTGCGTCTGCTGCCATGATGGCGATGTGGTCTGCCATTTCCGGCGGGACTTGTTTGTTTTGATCTTCGGACGGGATGGGAATGCCCATGCGTTTTTCGATCTCCAAGCGGTACTGAAAGCCTACGTGTTCGTTGATGTGAGCCAGCATGGCGGCTTGCATCATCTGAGCCTGTGGGTTTTGGGCCATGATTTGGGCAATCTTGGGGTCTTGCATTGCCATCATGTGAACCCGGATGTGGGCTTCGTGGTTTTGTTGGACGAACGCTTTGACCGGCTTTCCCGTCAGGATGTCTTGGTTTTCCTGCACTGGGTCGGTTGGGATTTGATCATCCTCTGTTTTGACCAGCTTGGCGGCGTTCTTGACACCCAAGACCTCAATCATCTGGCGGTGCAACTGCGGCATGTCATAGAGTTGCGGGGCGGTTTGGGCCAACTGAAGCACTGCTTGGTACTGGACAATCTTCTGAGCCATTGTGGCTGCGTTGGGATCGCTGACCGGAATCACATCTGTTGAGTCGTAGTCTGACTTACGGGCGGTGCGGCTACCCTCTTCCGGGGTGTAGTCATAGTCCTCTGGGGCGTAGTCTGCGATGATGATCTTCAGGAGCTTGAACTCTTGTTTCATCGAGAAATGCATGCGGGACTGAACCGCGCCCATGACTTTGAGGGTTCTTTCCAGAATCGCCAAGGTTGTGCCGACCGGAGCTTGGGCGGACATGTCCGAGACGTTCATGTCGCCGCCGTTGGCAAACGAGCGGCCTTCTTCCACGATGTTTTGGAACAAGGCAAACAGAACCTGACTTGGCTCCTTGTATGGTAGTGGCAGGATGTTGTCGCGGATGCTTCCGGACGGTACATCTACGTCCCTGAACTCTCCGGGCTGGATGGGGGTGTCATCTCCTTTGATGCGCAGTCCTCTGGACTTGAGACCGCCGGGGAGGTTCGATAGAGTTCCTGCATCCACCAACTGTCGAATGAGCATGGTGGCGGACTTGGCGTAGCCCCCGATAAGATGGATGAGACCATAGCCATAAAACCCAAATCCGGGGATGTATTGGTAGTGGACGAAGTGCTGGCGCTTGAGGTGGAGTTCGTCGCCTTCATACCAATTCCTCCGGATGGCAAGAATAGTTCCCGTTTGCTTTTCGACTGTAACGACGTACGGCAGGGCGATGCCTGTCTTTTCGCCGTCCTTGTCAACATGCTCGTAGCCCTCTAGGTCAAGCTCGACGTGCATCTCCAAAATACGGAAGCGATCATCTTGGATGGCAGACATGCCATCTTCTTCGGCCTTTTGTTTCTCTACGTCGTCGAGTTCGTAGCCGGGGTCTCCTAAGTCAACATCGCGGTAAAAGCCGCTGTTTTGGAGCTTCAAGACATCGTTTTTGGTCTTGCGCATGACGTGCGTGACCCGTTCTGCGGTTTCTAAATTACTTGCGCCGTACGGGACAACCAGATCTTCTGCGGGGATGAATACGGCGACTTGCCGTCCTTTGCTTGGGTCGTAGTAGACCTTCTTGAACGCTGAGCCGGTGATGGGCAAAGACCACAGGAGTTTTTCATGCTCCGGGCGGTACTCCGTCATCACTTCCGTCAGTTGGTAGTTCATGTCTTCTTGAACTCGGGCTGCGGCTTCTTCTGTCTCTGGGGTTTCTTTGCCGATGATTTTGGTCTTGACCGGCCCCATTGCGGGGAAGGTTTCCGAGATGCCCTCGGATTGGAAGCGGACAACTGACTCTGTCAGCATGGGGTGGAAAACCCCGCAGGCTCCTTGCCAAGGTTCTGTGCGTTCTTCGTAGCGCAGACCCAGAAGTTTCAAGCCCTCGACGTAGGTTTGAACCCAATCTTTTCTGTCTCTTTGGTCTTTGGAGAAATCATCTATCAAGTCAGAACTTAACGCTTGCAGATCGGCATCATCCATGAATTCTGCGAGGTTGGCATTGAAATCTGCGTCTGTCTCATCTGGCTCCATGTGGATTGCCAAGTCCCCCATTCGGATATCGACGGACTCGGGGTCTTCGATCTCAATCTCGATGTCTGGGGTGTTTGGGTCAATCAGTTGTTCCAAACCCTGCGGTGCTGCGTACAAGCTTTTTTCCATTTTGATTCCTTAAACCGTGTAATACCGCTCGGTCTTGCGGCCCCTGAAATACTTGACCTCTTCTTGCTCATCTGTGTCGATTCCAATGAAGCCGCCCTGCCGGTATCTGATCAATGCCTGACTGGTCGAATCCACAAGGTCATCGTTGTCGCCATTGGGGAAGGCTGCAAGCTCTTCCATCAGTTCATCAGCCCAGCGGGTTTCCGGACACCAAACCACGCCAGATGCAAACAGGTCTGATATCGCGTTTACACGCGCTATCTTATCGTTTCCTTTGCTTGGTGTGTACTCTGTTAACGGGATTCCCATCATCCTGAGTTCATAGATCAAGGGTGCGCCAGCAGCCTTCTTCTCAATGATCAAACTGTCTGGGTTCCATT